GCATTGCGGTGCATCATGATGTTCTGCGGAGAAGCCACGCCGGTGTTGTTAAACGCCGTAATGTTTGCGAACCGCTAGAAGTCACGCTTACGTTCTGGAATTGACCAGCAGTAATAACTGCGGGCGATACCGTCACGCTGGTTGCGCCAGTGCCGACAGTCGTAGTGGACAGAACTACGAAATTGCGCAGTTTGCCATACGATTGACGGTTCTGGGGGTTGACAGCGAACACACCAGGGATGGTGAAAGTGTCGCCAGCGTTCAGAGTCGAAGCAGCCGAAGCGGTCATCGACAAAGTGCTGCTAGAAGCCCAGCCAGAGGTCAGGAAGCCAGTGCCGGTGGACACGTTGATTGCAATGGTGTTTGCAGACCACGAGCCGAAGGTTTGGCTAACAACGTTTTGGTCAAGTTTCCAGTTTACGCCAGCGGAATCACGACCCATCAAGCCCTTGCGATACTGCTCGCCGATAGCTTCTTGGGGCACAAAAAGACCCTTCAGGCTGTCAACGATAGTGGCAGAGGTGAACGGCTCAATGATGACCGAGCGGCGACCGTCACGGGGAGCGCCTTCACTGTCAAGGTAAGCGCCAGCGGTCAGATAGGTAATCAGACCAGTGGGAGGCGTACCAGCAGTGCCAACGATGTTAGCGGTGTTCAGGTTAGCCATAACCATACCATCGCGGTCAATCTTATTGGCGATTGCAGCGACAGCGGGTTTCAACACGCGGTCAGAGAACATATCCAGCGACAGAGCCAAGTCCTGAGTGGTGAACTGGGTATCAACGTGGAACTGAGTCGACAGGGTAACGGGCACGCTCGTCTCGTTGAAATCTTCAACGTTCAGGGCAGGGCCAGTCGTACCGATAAAACGACCAGGTTTACGGACGTTAACGGTGTTGCCGATTTTTGCGCCGACGACAGCGAACTGATCGTCATAGTTGCGGTCAACTTCCGAAGTAAAAGTCAACTCATTTTCCAAGACCATCAACGCTTCGTTGGTGATCTTGCTGATGGTTAGCAAATTATTTGCCATGATTTTTCCTTAAAAAATAAAACTATCGAATTCGACCAGCTTTACGGGCTGCTTTCCACGCTTGATAACTTCCATGAAACTGACCGTCTGAGCCAATTTCAACGTCTTTAGCGCTTCCAGCATTCCGAATCGGGCTAATCGGAGGTGGTGCTTTACTTTTCCCGACAGGATTACTCGGCTTGGCTTGAGTTTGCGTCTCAAACTTTGCTTCCAACTTACCAATCTCTCGTAGCGCGGCAAATGGCGACATTGAGGCAATCTTCTGTGCAAGATCATCCTCTTTGGCTAAGTGATACAGGATTTGAGGCCCAACGTCACTTTCCAAAATAGCATCCCTAATGGGGTCGCTTACCGCAACACCACTTGAGGCCACCATGTCATCAAAATCAGGAATATCGGCTTTCGCTGCTGCAACCTTCTGCGCCCAAGTAGAAATTACTTTCTGCCGCGCTTCATCTGCCCTGCGCTCCAAATCTTCCTTATCTCGCCTAACCAATGCCTGCTCAGCCGACCAATCTGCTAATGCCTCTGCATACTCAAAAGCATCATTAAATTGGCTCGGTTGAGGCTTTTCGTCAACTGCTTTGGCCTGTTGGGGCTGCTGCTGCTGGCGAATCGCCGCTAATTCAGCTTCCAGCTTTTGCCTTGCCTCACGTTCCTGCGCCGCTTCTTGACGGGCCTGTTCGCGCTGCTTGGTTATCTCTGAAAACCGCTTTTCGAGTTTCGGATTTTGTTTCCGTTCCTCTGTCGGTTTCGCTTCCTCTTGTGCAACTGGTTCACTCCCACCCTCGCTTTCTGTCGGCTCTGAAGGAGTATTCTCAACTTCAGCCTCGGCAGGCGCTTGATTGGCTAAACCTATACGGTTTGCATAAAATTCCGCTGCATTCTCGCTAGTCAATACTTGACCGGCTTCTTTTTCACTTGACATGAGTTTCCTCAAGATTTTTACCCAGTTGAAACCCAACTGGTAAGGCTGTGTGGTTTATACCACAATTCTATATAGCTCGCTCGGTTGTCTCCAATGAGGCAGCGTGAGCGGACGCACGATCCAATTGGGCCAGCATAAGGGCCACTTCTGCCTTCATGCGCTCAATTTCCAATTGGGTTTGAGTTTTCAGTACCGTATCGTGAGCCGTGGTTTCTACCTTTAGCTCCATTTCGCGCTGTTTTTCAGCGTTTTTAAGCTCAATATCGTGAGCGCGGTTGGTTTCCTTGATAAGCAAACGCTTAGTCTCGGCATCCTGCTTGACCTGCTCAATGTCTTGACGCTGCTTAATGACCATCTGCAATTGTTGTAACTGCTGGGCCATTTGCTGCATCTGAGCTTGATTTGCCTTGAGTTGCATCTGAACTTGGGGCGGCACAGGCGACTTATCGTCAATCTGCGACATAGGATTAGCGGCTGCAAGACGGTCTGCGATGACCTCTGCGCCAGGGAAGTCCATGTTGCGGAACACCAAATCGCCCGCGACTTTAAACAATTCTGGGTTTCCGTTGACCAATGGCATCATGGCTTCCACGGCGGCTTGGCGCTTGGAATTAAAGCCTGGGCCGGTGTCCATGACAACGTCATACTGCCCAACGGTCATGTCGTGCATAACCTTGTAGACGCCTTGTTCGTCTTGGGTCGGCTTATTAATTTCCACCAAATCGGGCTTTCCATCATCTCCAATGATGCGCATAACCCGCTGCGAGTCATAAATGTGCGGAATTAGGTCAAGGATGATCTTGCCGGTGTGAGCAATTGACTTTGTAAGGTTGTCGTAAAAGTCAAAATTGGTCAGGTCAACCTGTTGTTGCTGCCCATTGAGCGCTTTGCCAGAGATATTGCCTGGCAATTGCTGCGATGGGTCGTAAATGCCCATCAGGGTTGCAATGTCGGCGTTTATTCCTGCCGATGCAGCCATTACTCCCGCAGGAGGCGGTTCAGGCTGTAAGCGTTGGGGAGCGGGCGCAGGCTGTCCGTCAATGTCGGTTTGCTTGTAGCGCAGCAGCGGGAAAGACTTGACGTTAGCCGATGCCCATTCGCTTTCGTGACCTTCGTCTTGGCCTTCTACCATGAGCCACTTGGCTTTGGGAGCAAGGGCGACAGATTCCGTGATAGTGGTCTGCCAGAAGTTGTACATCCGTTGCGCATCTTTGGCATGACGCACCATGCCGAACTTGTGGCGCTTGTCCCCAATGACCACATGACGCCCATAAACCGGCACAACAGGGATATATTGACCAGGCCAGTCTCGTTCTTCAATTACCTCAACGGCGGTCAGCTTCTTCCACTTGATCGTCCGCTTGTAGGATTTGCGCTCACCAATAATCTGAATTCCTGCTGCCTCAAGACGAGCCTTGAAATCCTTGCCATCCGCAAAAGTGGACGTTCCATTGCTCAATTGGTACAGGGTAGCCGATTTGCGGTGAACGTAGAAATACTCGGCAAGGCGAATATCCTCTTTAGTAATCCATTCCGATTGGGTATCTCCCGTTCCGCGCTGGGTGAAAGACGTTCCATCATCGTTATCGGGGTAGAGCTTACGGAATTTCTCCTTGCTCATCATTGTTGTAATTAAACAACGCTCAGCATCAGAGCCGTCCACGCGCTCAGAATTGGGGTCAAAGTAAACGGTGAATGGATTGGGTATCGTGTCGATGTAGATTTCTTGGTCGAACGAATCTTCCTTAACGTAATTTGTGGTTACGCGCCAGAATCCCCAACCCATTCTAACGGCGTGGTCAAAAGCGGTGTCGTACGCATTGTCTGCGTTGGAATTGACTTCAATATGGCGGGTCATGCCTTCAATCACTTCGGCGGTCTTGACGTCCGCTTCGTTGTTGGTGGCGTGAACTTTGATCCGTGGGCGCTGCTGGCGCTGCTGATTGGTCACCTGGCGGCAGTAGCCATCGAGCTTATTGATTGTCAGGACAGGACGAGATTCAAGATTGCGGGAATTCTGCAACTCTACGGGCCATTGGTCGCCGTTGACGAACTTTAAATCTTCCAGCCCCTCTTGGCGGTTCATGGTGTCCGCATCATTGCAGAGCTTGAGGAAGTCAATCGCCTCGTCAATAATTGGGTCAATGTCCATTTATGCCATCCATGACTGTGGTACGTTATAGGTCGGCTTTGATACCCGCTTCTTGGGTTCGTTGACTACCAGCCCCAACATCCTGAACGCATCGGCCCCGTGAGAATACTCGTCGTGAACGGGGTTTTTGCTGAACATCTTTGTCTCAGGGTCAACTTCAAACCGATAATGTCGCAGGCATTGTAGCCCATCTGCGCAATTATCCCTATCAAACCAGCAATTCCTAAAAAGCGTCCTTGCGGCGTTGATACTATCAGGAATTGGCGTTCTTGGGATAATTTTCGTTTTATACCCTGCTGCACGGATAATTTGGTCAATAGAACGCCCTGCCGCTGCGAGGGTTTTATTCTCCGCATCATGTGGCAACCAGAGTGTATCGTAAATGTAGCCGTAGGTTTGCATCTTGGCTAAATAGTCCGATATGGTCTTTTGGCTGTCCTCGTGGTATCGAATCAACC